GATAAACATTATAAGGGCAATCCAAATTTAAAAGCGGAAAACGTCCAAATTGAATTTACAACAGACCAAATTCAAGAATACTTAAAATGCAAAAATGACCCAATTCATTTTGCAAAAAATTATGTAAAGATTGTTTCTTTGGATCACGGATTAGTTCCGTTTGATATGTATGATTTTCAGGAAGAACTGATTACAAATTTTCATCAAAATAGATTTAATATTGCAAAACTTCCAAGACAGACAGGAAAATCAACAACCGTTGTATCATATCTTCTTCATTATGCTCTTTTCAATGATAATATAAGAATTGCAGTCCTAGCAAACAAAGCAGAAACAGCAAGAGAACTTTTAGGTAGATTGCAATTGTCTTATGAAAATTTACCAAAGTGGTTACAGCAAGGTGTTGGTTCTTGGAATAAAGGTTCATTGGAACTTGAAAATGGTTCCAAAATCGTAGCTGCATCTACATCATCTTCTGCTGTTCGAGGAAATTCTTTCAATATTATTTTCTTGGACGAATTTGCGTTCATTCCAAATCATATTGCGGAACAGTTCTTTTCTTCTGTTTATCCTACTATTTCTTCAGGTCAAAGCACAAAGGTTATTATCATCTCAACTCCCAATGGGATGAATATGTTTTATAAACTTTGGCACGATGCTGAAAGAGGAAAAAATGGATATGTTCCATTAGAAGTCCATTGGTCTGCAGTTCCTGGTAGGGATGCAGAGTGGAAACGACAAACAATTGCGAATACTTCTGAAAGACAATTCACACAGGAGTTTGAATGTGAGTTTCTGGGGTCTGTTGATACTTTGATTACTCCATCAAAGTTAAGAATGATGGTTTATGATGACCCACTCACAAGAAGCAAAGGAATGGATGTATATGAAGAACCAATTGAAAAGCACACATATTTGATGACGGTGGACGTATCCCGTGGAATGAGTAATGATTACTCTGCGTTTATCGTATTTGATATTAGTCAATTCCCATATAAGGTAGTTGCAAAATATCGAAATAATGAAATTAAACCTATGCTTTTTCCAAATATCATTCACGAAGTTGCAAAGGCATATAATAAAGCATTTGTTCTTGCTGAAGTCAATGATATTGGAGAGCAAGTATCAAGTATACTTCATTTTGATTTGGAGTACGATAATATTTTGATGTGTTCGATGAGAGGAAGAGCAGGGCAAATGGTCGGTCAGGGGTTTTCTGGAAAGAAAACTCAACTTGGAATTAAAATGTCTAAAACAGTTAAAAAAGTTGGATGTTCTAATTTAAAAACAATTATTGAGGATGATAAACTAGTCATCAAAGACTATGATATCATTAGTGAACTAACTACTTTTATTCAAAAAAGTCAATCCTTTGAAGCAGAAGAAGGATGTAATGATGACCTTGCGATGTGTCTTGTAATTTTTGCTTGGTTAGTCGTTCAAGATTATTTCAAGGAAATGACGGACAATGATGTTCGTAAAAGAATATATGAAGATCAAAAAGACCAAATCGAACAAGATATGGCACCATTTGGTTTTATGTCTGATGGATTGAGTGATGAAACATCATTTGTTGATAATGATGGTGATAGGTGGCATTTAGATGAGTATGGTGATAGATCTTATATGTGGGAATACCAATAATGAGTTTTGAAGAAGAACTTGAATTGGATAATTTATTATTTAAAGAAAGAAAATGTAGAACTTGTAAGATAAAAAAAGATTTATTAAATGATTTTTATTTGACTAGGAAAAATAGAAAGGGGTTTCCCTCTGCCTATTCATATGAATGTAAAGAGTGTACTGTGAATAGAATTATTAATAGTAGAAAAAAACAATCACAAAAAGCCATAGATTATCAATATCCAGACTGGTAATTGTTCGTGCATTGTTTCCCCATTTGAAGAATAACAATTTATAAATACTTTTAGGCAAAATGAACTTCTTCACGAGGGGAAACAGATGGCGTTAAATTTAGTATCACCAGGCGTCAGGGTACGAGAAGTTGACTTAACTGTCGGTGGAATTACCGCAGCAAATAATCAAGTTGGAGCTATTGCTGGTCCTTTCCAAAAAGGTCCAGTCGATGTTCCTATTTTAATTGAAACAGAGAATGATTTACTCAACACATTTGGAAAACCAATTTCATCAGACGCACAATACGAATATTGGTTAGGTGCTTCTTCATATCTTTCTTATGGTGGTGTTTTGAGAGTTGTGAGATGCAATGGAACAAACTTAAACAACTCAAATGCTGGAGTTTCTGCTTCATCAGTTACATTAAAAATTAAATCAACTGAAGATTATAATAACAATTATTCTACTGCTACTAGTTGGTATTGGGCTTCAAGAAATCCAGGTTCTTGGGCGAATAACTTAAAAGTTTGTGTAGTTGATGCGGCAGCAGACCAAAGAATTGCAATTGGAACTTTTGGATTAACTGTTGGATATGCAGTTACTGCTGCTTTTTCTCAATCAGTTGCTGGTGTTGGAACTGTAACAACAGAAACAGGAGTTCTTAAGGGTATTATTACTAAAGTTAATTCTAGTTCGATTGATGTAAAAGTTACTGCAAAATCTTCTGGTGCTGGTTCTACTGCATTTACTGCAACTTCTTACTCTGAAGGAAGTGTGAATGCATTTGGTGCTGGAAATATCAAAATTACAGATAATTCTGGAAATTTTGTTAAAATTGAAGAAGCATCAGTTTCAAGATTTTATGGTGTAGTTTCTGCTGGTTCAACAGTAATTAATCCAGTAACTGCATCCACAAATCTTCCAACCACAATTACTGTAGGACAATTTATTGTTCCAGTTACTGGTTCTTCTCTTGCAGATGGAACTACTTATACCGTAGGAATTGGGACAACAATCAATGGTGTTTCGCAAACTGCACTTGGATTAAGTACAGCAGCAAATGGTTCTGGAACAGTACAATTTGCAGTTCTTAATATTGCTGCTAATGGTGAAACAATTGAAGCACCTTCAGATTGGTACAATCAACAAACTTTGGGATTAACAAATTCCACTGTTTATTGGAGAAATATTGCACCAAGACCAAGAACTTCTGAATATGCTTCACAAAGAAATGGAGCAAATGATGAAATTCACGTTGTTGTTGTTGATGATACTGGAGCAGTAACTGGTACTGCTGGAAATATTGTAGAAAAATATACAAATCTTTCCAAAGCATCCGATGCAAAGGTTTCTCCATCAGAACCAAATTACTATAAAGATATTATTGCTGCAAATTCACAATACATTTTCCCTGGATTTGCTCCAGTTGGCGGTCCTTCAAAATTTGCAACAGTATCTGGAGTTGGAGCAGCAACTGATACTACTTGGGGACTAACAGCACAAGGTAATATATTTAATGTAGTTGGAGCAACTAACTATAATTTAAGTGGTGGTACAGATTACTCTGGTTCTGGTGGTTATTCAGTTTCTTTAGCAGATGTAATTAGTGGTTATAGAAACTTCACAAATCCAGCAGAATATCAAATTAATTTCTTAATTGGTGGTCCTTCTGGTGGTGCTACAATTTATGATTCACAAGCAAAAGCAAATGAATTAATTGCAATCGCAGATATTCGTAAGGACTGTGTTGCTACTATTTCACCACACAGAGCAGGTATTGTTGACGTAGCAAACTCTGATACTCAAACTACTAACATTGTTAATTTCTTTGATCCACTAACCTCATCATCTTATGCAGTATTTGATACTGGTTATAAGTACGTTTATGATAGATTCAATAATCAATTTAGATACATTGCTTGTAATGCTGACGTTGCTGGATTGATGGCTAGAACATCAATCAACCAATATCCTTGGTTCTCACCTGCTGGTGCAAACAGAGGGGCACTTAACAATGCAGTTAAACTTGCTTACAATCCTTCACAAGCACAAAGAGACCTTCTTTATCCAAAGAGAATTAATCCAATTATCTTCTCTCCTGGTGCTGGTATTATTCTCTTTGGTGATAAGACTGCCCTTTCCTACACTTCTGCATTTGATAGAATTAACGTTCGTCGTTTGTTCCTTACACTCGAAGCAACGATTGAAAGAGCAGCAAGAGCACAACTCTTTGAGTTTAATGATACAATCACTAGAGCAAACTTTATTAATATCGTTGACCCTTATCTCCGTGATGTGAAGTCAAAAAGAGGTATTACTGATTTCGTTGTTGTTTGTGATGAATCAAACAATACTCCTGATGTTATCGATGGAAATCAGTTTAAGGCTGATATTTACATTAAACCCGCAAGATCAATCAACTTTATTGGATTGACTTTTGTTGCTACTCGCACGGGAGTCAGCTTTGAAGAAATTATCGGTACTGTTTAATTAACGAGGTAAAAAACAATGGCTGTCAATCAAGCAACTGGTGGTGGTATTTCACCAGGTTCAAGAACTCTAAATGACTTCAAGAATAGAATTTCTGGAGGTGGAGCAAGACCTAACCTCTTTGAATGTGAAATTAATTTTCCTACTGCTGCATTTAGTGGTGATGGAGATGCAAATGCATTATCAGAAAAAACTAGATTTTTAGTTAAAGCAGCATCATTACCTGGTTCAACTATCAATGTAATTGATATTCCTTTTAGAGGAAGAAATCTTAAAATCGCAGGTGATAGAACATTTGATCCTTGGACGATTACAGTAATTAATGATGTTGACTTCAAAGTTAGAAATGCATTTGAGAGATGGATGAACTATATGAATAA